TGTGCTAGGCTCTTCATCTTCTAACCATTCAACTTCAGGAACATTGCCTTTGAATACAGTAAACTTCTTGTAATCAATAGGCTCTTCGTCCTCGCTTGGTTCCGGATAGAAGTCTATTACTTCTCTTTCGCCCACATAGAGCTTGCAAGAAGTAGGCTTGCCGGAAGCTTTGAAGTAATATGATTTTGCCCCATCTACAGAAAAGGTCATTTCATCATTAACGATTGAATATGTCTTAAATGTCTTATCCCCCAGCATATTCTTAAAGGGATAATTGATATACTCATACTCTTTAATGATAAATTTTCCGGCTGTGGAAAGAAGCTGTAGCGCCTCATTACAAGCCTGGGGCATAGCATTGATGTATTCCATGTTGGCGGAATCATTAGGCAGTACCGTTGATGATCCTGATATGGAAAACATTTTTTGTAATGTAGCGTATTTTATATCCTTCCAGGTTGTCATTTAAGCCTTCTTTCTCCCTCTCCTTGGTTTCTTAACCTCTTCTACAGGGACTTCTTCCGTTGTCTCTACAGGAACTTCCTCAACAGGTGCCTCTATTTTCTTAGGCTTCTCAACTACCTTGTAACCAAAAGCCTTTTCATTCATTACATAGGTTACTTCTACAAGCTGATTGCCTATAGTAATCTGATCTCCAACTTTAAGCATGGCTTTTCTCCCTTAAATAAAGGGACCGGAGATAAGTCCGGCCCCTCTCAAACACATCAAAGTGACTGTGCATCAGCATTAGATGATCCGATAAGTGCAACATGACGCCAGTTAGTGAAAGCAAGTGAATATCTCTCAAAACCGTTGTAAACCATGTTACGTGACTCAACCTTAACCTCATTCTCGATATCAAGAGGAGTTCTGCTGTAGAGCTTAGTTCCCTGAAGCTCCTTCAGTGCTTCGCTTGACATGATGATAAGAGGATGATTGGTTGCTGAAATAGTAGGTGTCCAAAGAGGATTTACAATGAGTTTCCAGCGGCCTCTCTGTGTGTTGATATCGTTGTTGTTTGTTCCAACTTCGCCGTCAGATCCGATAACTCTCTTTACGAAATCCTCATACTCAGGATCGTTTCCGGGTACGATGATTGTGTCTGCTGTGAAGCCAAGAACCTCACCGCGATCATCTTTGAAGTTTCTCATTGCGTTAGCAACCTTGTTGAGAACAGTTGTGTTGTTGCCGAGTACGTTTGAGAAGTGGTTGCCCTGTGTAACGCCCTGTCCAGCGTTCTTAAGAGGATGTGCAGAATTGAAAAGTGCAAGTGAATCAGCACAAGCGATATCAAGTCCTGACTGTCCTCCGAATGTCATAGTAGTTGTTGATCCGATAGAAGATGCAAGTGCAGCGGTAACGAACTTAGCTCTTGTTCTCTTGGAAGCCTGAACAAGATTTACAACCTTCTGCTCTGCCTCGTCCCACATATTATCGTCTCTCATTTCCTTAGAGATCACTACGCTCTTAGAGAATGTGTTATGCGCGATAAACTTTGCATAACCCTCTGCGTATGTGTCCTCAGTAGCATCCTGGCCTTCAGCCTTGATGTCATAGTCACCAAGTCCGCCCATTACTGTGGACTTCTCGCCCCATCTCTTAGACTTCTTTTCAACAACGATTCCCTTAACAAGATCATCGTACTTGTTCTGCTGAGCGTCAGCATCATAAATCTTAGCGTCCAGAATGGTAGCCCACTCGTTCCACTGATCGCCGTTCTTGGTGTTATCTCTAATTGTAACTGCCATAATGATTATCCTTTCTTCGCTTTAAGCGTCTGGTTGTACAGTGCTTTAAGCTCCTTAATGCTCTTCTCAGGAAATCTATCCTGGAAGGTTTCAAGCATATTAGCCGGGATATCTTCCAGTGAGTCACTTGTGGTAATTCCAGGAGCATTTGATAAATGTGCCTGTCCTTTTACCTGATTGACTACTGCCTGTCTTGCGGCTGCTGTCTTAGAGCTTGAAAGCCTGTCAAAGTTTACAAGTTTGTAGGCATCTACTAACCTCATGCCAGACTGTACTTTTTCAAGCACCTGTGGGAATGAAGGATCATTCATAATAGCGTCTTTAGAAGTGAGTGTAGGGTCCAGCTTTAATACTTCTGCTATGTCCCTCTCTACTTCCTGTTGCGCTCTCATGTTGGTTAGCTCTGCCATCTGTGCCTCTGCCTGTCTTACGACTGGGCTGTTGGCAATAAGGTTGTCAATCAGACTAGGATCTATATTATTTTCCTGTAGCTTCTGCCTAGCCTGGAGTCTCTCCTGAGCTGCCATAGCGTCCATATAGTCCTTTGCGCTTCTGATTGGCTGTCCGGTCTCTGGATTGTTATATCCACCGAACTGCTTCGCATACATGGCATCAATGTCTGCGGCTCTCTTCTCGGCTGCTTCCATACGTCTACGCATATCTGCGAAAGCTGCGTTTACTTCCGGTGATTGAGGTTGAGGATCAGCGGCTTCCTCAGTTACGCTTTCTGCCTCAGTCGGCTCGGTTTCTTCGCCTTCTGTTTCAGGTGCAGCGACTTCCTGAGTGTTTTCGCTTCCGCCTTCTCCCTCACCATCAGCGAAAAACTGAAGATTCATGGGTACAAGGTCTTTAAATTTCTTCATATTCAATTCCTTTCGTTTCGCATTTTTGCCCTATTGCTGGGAATTTAAGGTATAAAAAAAGAGCATTACTGCTCTGTACCTCCGGCTTCGGAGTCCTCCACTATGTTTCCAAGTGGGACATATTCGCTTTTAACTTCCTTGCCGTTATTCTTGCAATCCTTCTTCCGGCAAGTAAAAGTCTGTTTTGTGAATATCTGTCCTTCATTCTGCACGTAGCTGGTTGACAGTATTCTCATTTCTGTATTACATAAGGGGCATTTCATTTGGCATACCTCCCTCCTGTGGTATCTGTTGAGGAATTTCAGGCATCTGTTGTGCCATCTGCTGTTGCTGGCTTATCCTGTCTTCCACAAGATTGAGGATAACTGAAGCATTTGGATAGCCATTTGCTTTCATAATGGTCCAGTAAGCTCTTGCGGTTTCAAGATCACCAACAGGGCCAAAAGCACCAGACTGCAACTTCATATCTGTCTGATTCCACATTGCTTCTCTGTTCTGCATAAGAGTTGATGTAGGATCAGTCTCAAATATGAATTCATCATCCCAGTAAAACTCACCGTTTGCGTCAATCCTCAAAAATTCCTTACGGTCAAGCTGATCATGTTCCGGCTGTCCGTCCTTATCAGTTGATGTGATAGGTGAAGGATATTCTGAGAAAGCAAGCCAAAACTTAAACATGATCTCATACATTTTGGCGTATGCTTCGTTTTTAAGCGTTCTCTTAGAGTCCAAACGTCCGGCAGCCTGATTGATTGCATACTGTTTAGCTGTTCCAGTCCTTGCTGAAGCGTCATATTTACCCTGATAAGAGTCTGTAATACCAAGTGCTGACTTAGCCCAGTTATAGTTAGTCTCCAAGTAGGTTTGATCGTACTGAATGTTAGGCTGAAGATTCATTACATCAATCAATGACTTCTGACCGGCATTGTCTATTCTGACAACGTTAAACTGCTCTCCGTCCTTCTCTATTTCCAAGTCTCTCGGAAGAGTCACAAGTGATCCGCCCATAAGGAGCTTTTCATTCATTTGTGTTCCAAGTTTTTTGATGGTGTCTTGCTGGTCTATGATTACCTTTACATCAGACTCACCAAGGAGCTTGTTCTGTGCTGTGATGTTCTTCCTCAGAATTACCGGATATACGTTAGGCTTGTAGTACGGTATCTTCTTCTTTTTCCTCTCGATAGTCATTTGAGGCTTTCCGTACTCGTCAACGACTGGATTTCCCATTTCATCAACCATAGGTGACTCTGAAAAATCATAAGGATCTACTGTTCTAGGTTCGCCCTTAACTTTAATCTCGATAGCGTCAACCAGCTCTTCGTAGTCTTCTCTGGTCTTCTTTGACTTCTTAGACCCACATTTAGGGCATACACCGTTTACCATGACTGCGCCACACTTAGCACACCTATCAAGGTATCTGGCCTCATACTCTTCAAGGTCCAAGAGCTTTACATAGTCACACCAAGCAAAAATACCCACTCCACCATCTTCATTGCGGTAAAATGCGGTATTTACTGTCACAAGATCATCATTTGTACTAGCGCCCTCAATGCCTTCTGTAAGGTCATTAGAAACGTCATTTGTACAGTCTGTAACGTCTTCTCCGTAAACTCTCTTGACTGTGTTTTTAGTCATAAGCTCCTGGATGAAGAAGTAATCCATTTCGTCAAAGTCAATCACGCCAGGCTGGGGGATTATCTTCTTAGGATGAATCTCTGTTATCTTTAAATCACCCATTTCTGAGTGAAGTCCTCTCTTAACATCCCACTCAACTCTTGTAAATGATCCTCCAACAATGGGTACTGTCCTCTCTACGGAGTCATTCATCAGTACAAGGCCGCAAGTCTTTACCTTGTTTTCCAGGAATTTCTCCATTTTCTTAGCCAGTTCATCATCTTCAGGGTGAATCGCCCTTATCCTCGGCATGGGAATTGAGGAATCTACCTGAGACTCGATAAGTTCATAGACAATATTTCTGACATTTGTTGCCAGCTTTGTAGGATCTGTACCCCTGTTAGGATCTGCCTGTACGCTACGATCACCGTCATAGTATTTTTCATAGGTTTTCATGGCCTTTAGCTGGTCTTCATATTGAGTTCTGGCAAAATCCAGCTTACTTTGCCATTTCTGTACGTCTTTTGGCGTTTCTAGCTTGTCTTTTGTCTTCTTTATCATCTTTTTAAACCTCTCAAACATTACTTAGGCTCTCCCCATATCGAAATAAGGTATTTCCTGTCTGCTGCATTTGCGTTTTTATAGTCTTCCCACTGGTCTTTGCGCCATTTTTTGCGGTTATCTGCCTTTTTTTCACGCCCTCCATGAGTCCAATAGATGCAGTAATACCTAAGTCCATCAACAGAATGTGTCAAATCGTGCGGATCTTTAGCGTAAATGTCCGGTTTTTTCTCGTCATGCTGAATTTTCTTTAAGCTATTCAGTAAATTAGGCGCACATTTGCGATATATCGTCAGCTTAGACTTCTGTCCTTCTCCATGTGCTGTATTCTCCTTAATAGCCATACATCCGGCTTTAAAATCATTGTTTACTTTAGTCAAATAAAGACCACATTCACCAAACAAGATTGCTCTTGATTTACCGGTTTCCTGTGATCTGTTCCATAAATCAGGTGGCGCCAGGTACTGCTCCACTCTTGATATCTCTTCTCTGTCAATAAGCTCCTGTGTTACCCTCATTATCCTGTCTGCTGCGGCACTTATTATCAGATTTGGCTCATATTCCTCATGTATTATCTGAGAATTACCAAAAGCGTCTCTTAATATCCAATAACAAGCCAGCATATCAAGGCCATAGTCCATAGCCACATAACATACAGTGTTTTGAGTAAGCCTAGTATCAGACAGAATAGAATCATCTGATACTTCCTCAAAAAATCTTCCTCCTGGTACGTCTAATGCTTCCTCTACACTTGCCGGGTACTCAGCCCACATTGCAGCCTTTCCACTAAGTTTCATGGTCTGGTCGTACCATTCCTGTGTTCTTGTGGGGTCTGCATACCAAGGAATAAATATCTTATGAAAGCCATTGTCTGGAGTCGTATATAGCTCCTCAAACAATGAACCTCTCTGTATGGTTGATACTCCTATTACTTGTCCGGACAGTGGCCTATTTACTACAGGAAGGGCCGCAGTCCATATAGAACGGTCAAACTGCTGGAAGGCCCACTCATCAAATATTATGAGGTCCGCAGTAAAGGATCTCGCTGCGTTCTCACCACTAGCAAAGCACTGGAATGTACTATCCGATTTTCCAGGAAAATGAATAGTCACTGACAAGGCGTTTGACTCAAACCATGCCCCGGTCCATCCACTCCGATCTGTCTTCTCCCTGATAAGGAATTTCATGTTACGGAGGATTAAGACCATCCTTCGTACAAGCTCTTTTGCCTCTGTCTCTGACTTTGAAAGTCCGATTACTGATCTTCCAGTATGGCAAAGCATTACCCATACCGCATAATGAAGTACAAGCCATGAAATACCAAGCTGACGGGCTTTAAGTATGATGGTCCATTTATGGCTCACCATATCGTTTAAAGCCTGTTTTTGCTCATTCCATAGCTTAAACGGTACAACTATTTCAGGCGCGTTTCTGTCTTCAATATGCCCGTATTCCTCAACAAAATAGACTATATGTGACGAACAATACGCTATCTCGTTTTCTCTTAGGTCATTCAGAAGACTCATTTAACTGCTCCACTACCAAATCAATCAATCTCTGCAAGGAATAACCCTTTTTATCGGCTATCCTCTTTAGCCCTGACAGGTCAACTCCATCTACATACAGGGTGTTCGTTAGCTGTATTCTCCCCTCGATAAGCTTATCTGCCAGGATCCTAAGTATCTCTACTTCCATCAGGCCAAGCTCTTTACCTTTAGCCCTTAGCTTTTCCCTCTGGTAATCATTTAATCTGACTCCAACAACAGAAGTTTTCATCTATAACCGTTCTCCATGGCCCATTTATAAGCATTTATAAGATCCATTAGATAATCTGAAGCGTCCGGTTCCCCTGTGTTATAAGGATCATAATGTGGTGGCCTATTTACGCCCATGTTCACAAGCTGCTCTATGGTTGCCGGTGACAAGGCATCATAATTAACCAAATCATCCAGGTAAGTATCAACTTCGGCTTCCCTTCTCGGTGTTTGAGTAGTCGGTGCATTACCAAACTTCTCATTCATCATCCCCTCGGTTGACAAGTCATTTATCATCTGATTGTAGTTTCGATCCTGTAGAGCTTGCGCCCATTCTACTTGCTCCTGCGAGTAATCATCCGGAAACTCCAAGATATCATCTGTAAGCCCCCAGTCCTTATACACCTCCCAAGGAAGTGAGTCTCCTGTGACGTTCTTTTGTCTGCTTACAAGGTTTTTCTCCCTAAGCAATGGGTATTTCCTTGCTAGACTCTGCGCAAGACTTACATCCTCGTTCTTATTAAGAGTTGGCAAAGGGCCTACATTCTCCCAGCCAGCAGCAGGTGCCATTCCCCCAGGGAGTGTGTACACTGTGGGCTGATTGAAATAATCAATACTTTCAGATGTATGTCTATTCGGCAAATTAGGATTCTTGATCGAAAACATATCGTCCGACAAGGTATTTCCATATCTCTGCCCGTTGATATCCTGTCTAGGCTTATTCGCCAGCTCATTGATCGCAGTTTTTGTTATCTCTATAGTCGGCCCATTATTCAGTTTGTTTCTCTCTCCAAACGGCATATTGTACCTCTATATCTCAACCTGTTAGCATGACTCACAATATAAATGGCAGAAGGTATTTCAAAACTCACAATATTTGATAGGTGCTAACAGGCTGATTTCAAAAAATATATATTTTCCAGATCGGGGTAGTTAAACTGTTCCCTAAAGCTAAAAAACATCAATATACCTCAAAATGCCTTCAATCTCAGTATTCATGCTGACTGCAGTCCATTTTGAACTCGATTCCAGCTTTATATAACTCCGAGATTTTTGAGACCCTATATTAAAAATAATCAAGGAATTGTGCTCTCAAGGGTGTTAACAGGGTGGAAATTGGGAAAAATAATTTAGGAGGCATTTTGGAGTCCCGCGGGAGTCGCGGCCCGTGGCGGTGCCGGGGGGAGTACCCTATCACCCCCTACCCCCTACCGATCTGGAAGAATAGCCTATTTTCTACACTATGTAGTGATACATTCTCTCTCTTCTTCTATGATCCTGGTGGTGGGCTGTTGGCTGTTCAACTATTCGCTAAATCATTGTTTGTAGAATAGTTAAAAGGCTATAATAAAAACCCTCTAGGCTAGTGTTTATCTAGCTTTCAAGGGTTTTCTACTTGCTTTTATATCTTGCTTATTCTCTCCGGATCAAGTCAAAATACTATATCTTGTATTATTCCGTCCTATTATCCCGGTGTAATATCCTTTCTATTCTCTCCCGGTCTTCTGCGGTGATCGTCTCTATTTCTGCTGCGACTTTATCAACAGGCTTCTCGCCTAGCGTGTCCCTTATATACTCTGCTGCTTTCGTGTCGCCCTTCATGGCTCTGCGGATTTGTGCCAGGTTTGCCGCCTCTAGTAGGCTTGTACCTTCTTCCATGCTATACTCTTCCGCTTCTTCTGCTGTAACCGTTCTACGGCTTAATTCTTCTAATATCTCCTTAATGCTCCGTCGTTGCACTAACGTTGCTTGTAGTGCTTTTCCTCCAGCCTCATGTATTGCTTTATCGGCTTCAGGATCTCCACCTAATATTTTTAGCTTTCCGCCGCTGGCAGTTCTCCATGTCTTACTTTGATTTATAACTCCGTTTGGCAATTCTCTATAATAACTATCAAATATATCATCAGGAATAATCTTGTTGTTTTTTTCGTCTGTCTCTATTGTGATTGCATCAAGATCAATTTTCCCTTCCGGCGTTCTTGGTACTTCTGGAAGATCAGCAGCCGGAATATTTAATTTTTTTATTTTGTTGTCTTCCATGGTTTTATATCCTCTTTTTGTATGTTTTATGCAGAAATAGAAAATATATTGTTGTCTTATACAAGTATTAATATATTTCTTTTCTCTTTTGGTTCTTTTCTCTTTTCTTTGCCCTGAGTCGGTCCGGATCTCTCCCAGATCGGCAGCAGATAAACCAAACAAAAAGACCCGGTATAATTCCGGGCCTTCTGTTGCTATGAGGTTTACATGTTGGGGCTTTTTCTAATTCTTCACACTATTATTATATTAAAAAAGTGGTGGCGTGATGCACAATGTTTTTAATTATCTTGTTTTTGTTCCTGATCTTTAACTCTTAGCGGAAGAAGAATATCTTTTATATATTCGCTTGTTTTTTTCTTGGCTGCTTTCGCCTGATCTTCTATGAGTTTTTTCTCTTCAGGTTTTAACCATAATGTTATTCTAGTTAATTTATCCATATATCTTTTATTACTTGCTTTTCTTTTTTCTGTATATCCTTCATACGGCATAAAATAAGCCTCCTTTCCTAGTTTGTAGCATTATTTTACTATATATCTACTCATAGCGATATGTGAATAATGCACAATTTCACATAGCGATATTTGTAACATTTTGATATTTACACATAGCGATATGTGATTTATTATTGACTTACAAACAAACAAGAAACCACCTCACAACTACATCAAGCCACTAAATCAATTTAAGCGGTGCGGCCTGATGGATAGAGGATCCAAAACGAATAGGAGGAAAAAACATGAATACAATCGCAAGAAAAGAGATCAACGAAGCGCTTAACGGAGTAGAAATCTACTTTACAACATTTCCGATCAAGGCAACAAGAGACAACCTGAAGGCCAACGGCTTCAGATGGAATCACAAAAAGTCTTGCTGGTACGCTAGAAGATCAGAATTGACCGAGGCAATCGCAGATACTTGCGCAGATACAACCACCGAAGAATATAAACAGTTTGCATCAAGCAACGGCGAAGAAGTCAAGGAAGCAACAAAGAAGGCTACAAAGAAGGAGACAAAGAAGGCTGCAAAGTCCAATAAATTCGGCGTAAAGGTTGGAGACTTCTTCCACATGAGCTGGGGCTACGAACAAACAAACAACGACTTTTTCCAGGTTGTTGAGCTTGTCGGGACCACATCAGTAAGGATCAGGGAAGTAAACCCTCCAATTATTTCAAGAAGTAGCGAAGGCTACGCCCCAATGGCTGAGGATAGAGTTTACAAGCTTGACACATCCGTAATACTTCCACCGGCAACAGGTCACACATTCATTAAGGACCAGGAAAAAGGCGATCTTAAGAGACTTAAAAGCTACGCAGCAGACGGAATCAGCAACCCACAAATAAATATGACATCATACGCAGATGCTTATTATTGCGGAACAGATACACTTAAAGCCTATGAGTCATGGTATTATTAAAACTTTTCTACCTTCCAGGAGCCTCAAAACTTCTGGAAGGTCTCACCAAAAGTAAAGGAGGATAACAAAATAATGAATATTGATATGTGGTACGGAAACAAGGCAACAGAGGCAGATAGAATTGATGTATTTTTCTACGGAAATTCCGGAGAGTACAGAGGCAATATCTACAAGGACGGAAAAGCAATCGGAGACTACAGCACACCGGATAGCGCAGAACTTGAAAGCACATTCACACAATTAACATTTAACTGGGATTAAAGGAGGATCAACAATGAACTATAACGAAATTATATTAAAGGCACTGGACGAAATCGAGGAACTTAGACAAAAGAGCTATGAAGCCCCTTTGGATGATTATGACTTTAGAGCAACAGCCGCAAATATAGCCCAGCTTTTTCAGGATAAAGAGCTTACAGACCGCGCTACATGGTGTGATCTTCTGAAGGCCGACAGCGGCAGCAAGTATCATCAAAGATATTTTAACGGAGTATTTCACTAATAGGACAAGGGCGCCGGCAACCCTTAAACCGGCAGAAAGGACCTAAAATGGCATATCAGGCAACAAAAGTTATTAAACAGTATGAAGACGAGGATCATATGTTTTTTCTGGAAAAAATACAAGACTTTTACTTCCAGGAGACTTATTTTATGGTTTGTGACCTGATCGGTGATTATTGCGAGACTTTCGACACACTGAAGGAAGCGCAAAAAGATTTTGACAACCTGATTGAATACAACAAGACCCACTGAAGGAGGCAACATGAGAAAGACTTTTAAATATATCTATAAGGATCCTGAAGGAAGACAGACAACGCTAACAAAGTCAATTACAGACAAGATGGAACCGAGAGACGATCACAAGAAGGAAGCAGCAGCCGGATATTTCACCGATATGCTAAAGAGACAATATAAGGATTTCATTTATCCGGTAGTAATTAGAAATATACAGGAGGTTTAAGCAATGAATAAATATTTTTACATAGTTTTTGCAGCGGAGGCCGGATCTTTAATGGACTTATACAAGGACTTCCAGAAAGACAAGAAAACCTATTACGCCGATATTATGAGAGTTTCAACAATGGATAATATAGCCAGCAGATTAGAAAACATAGGTGGGCTAATGCACGCTAATATCTGTCAATCAAAAAAGGAAGCAGAAAAAATAAGAGATATCTGGAATAAGTCATATCAGGAAAAAAATATATATGCTTTTGCACAGGAGGTTTAAGCAATGGAACAACTAACACTAATGGACTATAGGCAGTCACTAACATATACTAGGACAGGCAAGCTAGAGGAGGCAATGGACTGGATCAAAGAAATTCCAGAACGCTGCGAACTATGTAAACACTGGCAGATTTTACCTGTTGAGGAACAGCCTCCGATAGGATGGGGAATAAAAGGACAATGTAATTGTGTACACGAACCGCCACTAATGAATAATGGCTACTGGAAAACAAGCTCTACAAGTCATTGTAAAGACTTTCAAAAATAAAACGGCCCCCTGGATCATTCCAGGAGGCTATTATTATTTTCTGTAGTCGTATTCATGTAAATTTTCCTGTGTACGGTCTTTTGTCTCGGCTTTGGTGTATTTGTATGCCGGTCTTAAAAAAGCCTCTGGAAGGAGTTTAGGGCGCTTTCTCGTATAGGCTTTCATGTTCATACAGGCCCATTCCAGATTGTCCCGGTATTCATCATCTATCATTTTATCCCCCTTCAGTCTGCCAAGATCAGGAAGATCACCAGGCAAAACACTAACGCTAAAATAAAAATGCGATCCATTTATTTAATTTCCTTCCTGTACTTTTCTAGTTCTTCGCTAAGATAATCAAAACAGGCGCGGAACCCCATCCAATAACCGGCTATAAGTGCTATAAATATCCCGGCTATAACCAACATAGTGTTTAACATACTTCCCCCTTTAGAGCATTGATTTTCTGTTGAATAATATCTGAATTCATTGAAACACACATATCAAAACCAATACTGTCTGATGCTAACGGTTCTAGTTCCTCAATCTCCAACTGTATCTCTTTCAACATAGCCACCATATCAGCCTTTAAGCGTTTTTCGTAGTCGGCTTTTGGGATTGCCTCTACTTCTCTAAGAGGGCAATGCTTTTCTCTGCTATCTCCGTTATAACAATAATCCTCTTCTATTGACTCTCCCGTTAAGTCACAATAATGGTAATTGTGGAGGTCACACATGTAGCAATTTGAGGGCATTCCATAATTTTTAATTATCGTCATTCCCATCTTCTACCTCATAATCTGCAAGCATCATTGATATATCATCCAAAAACTTATTAAACGCTTTGGGTGATAACTCTTCTAATGCTCTATCCATTAACTCTTCAAATTCTGTGTCAAAATCATATAGTGTCTTTCCCATCTTCTACCACCTCTTTAATAAATAAGCCACACACTTACCTAACACCCAACCACACAACCATAGCACTGTGAATTTAATTATTCCCATCTTCTACCTCACTCAACAACAGGTTCTTCTTTGAATTTTCCACATTTGCGACAATGGTACACTTTTGAATAAAATCCTCTGCATTGTGCAATCTTGCCTACATAACTCCACTCATGTTTACATGACAACTGTTTAAAGTAATTTCTAAATACATCAATCGTCATATTCCCACTCCTTTGTGCTCCTGTTGTAATGACTATTCGCCTTGCATCTTCTTCGTAATCGCTCATTAGTTACCTCCATCAAGCCATATATTTATGCTGTATATAACTTTTCTACTGTAGTAGTCCTTTTCTGCTGTCATATGGTTTTGGATCACATCTTTAAATTTGTCCGCTAACATTCTAGCAACATAACGTTCTATAACCTGGCTATCCATTCTTTTAAAGTCTTCTTCGTCAACTGCCTGTCGCGCAACCCATTGCTTTAGATCATGGCGCGTATATTTAATTTCTAGCGGTTTCATTGGCACTTCGTTACTCTTTTTATCCATCCTTCCAAAAACATATCCTAGTATGAATAGCAAGAAATAAAATGCTATTGCTACGATAATTGCAACTGTCATTGATTTTCCTCCATAAAATCAAAAATACTCATTTGTCCGGCTGCTGCCTTTTCAGGTATATAGTCAATGTTTTCTTCAATACGCCTCTTGGCAATATTGAAATACTTTTCGTCTATCTCTACGCCGATAAAGCCTCTGTTTGTGCGCTTGCAAGCCATACCCACCCCCCCACTCCCATAAATGGGTCCATAACAATCTCACCTTCATTTGTTGAATTTTCAACCAGCAATTTCATAAGATCGACTGGCTTCTCTGTGGGATGTTGTTTGACTCTCATAATGTTAGGGATTCGCAGTATATTCTTACAGCCCATTTTGTTTATTTTCTTGGCCTTACCCTTGCGCAGCATTAAGATCAATTCATAACAGTTCAAATACCACTTGTTAGGTGTTGTATTACCCTTATCCCAAACAATAAGCTGCTGGTATATAAAGCCAGCTTCTTCTGCACACTGCCACAAGTCCTTTAGATTTCTGGGGTTTATCATCACATAACAGTGAGACTCAGAGCGTAGGATCCTATATACTTCCGGTAGCCAGTCGCTAAACTCAATGTCGTTATGCTCAAATATCTTCCCCTGTCTTACATAAGTCTGTCCTGTAGCCTCTGATCTCTTGCTTAATACTCCGCCAGTATTGATATATCCTCCAACAGTAACGGCATTGTTTGTGCAGCCTCCGCTTACAATGTGATACGGGCAGTCTGTTACGACTAAATCTATGCTATTGTCCTGTATGCCTTTAAAGACTTCTAAACAGTCCTCGTTATATAGCTTAATTTCTGCTGTCATAGAATTTCCCTATATCCACTTTGTACCATCCCGGATAGCCCTTAGATATCATAGTAGCTATGCTTCCGGCGCTTCTTCCGGTCTTCTTTGCAAGCTCCTGTGCAGAATCAGCTATGATCTCCGGTAGCTGGTATTCATCTGTAGTACACTTTACGTATAGCTTCATTAGTCCCAGCCTCCCATCTTGCTATCCTCTTGCCAACGGTCCCTTAATGCCTCTTCAGTGATGAAATCTATCCATTCAATTTCATCTTCATGCTTCTCTATCAGATATGCTCCCAGGCAGTAATCTGAGCAGAAGTAATTTCCGTCTATGCTGGAAGCGTCCTTCTTTACATCCTTGCCGCAGTGATAACATATCTCACCATTCCAAACTCTTTCCTCTGGTCCGTATGTCATTTAAACGCCTCCTCCACATCCCTTAAATACCGGGCCTGTCTTCTCTTCTCGTTGATCTCGTCCTTTTTCTTGGCGTATCTCTCTCGGCCCTTCTGTTTATAGTGTTCCTGATTAGCCATATAATGCTCATGCTGTCTATCAGACTTGGCCTGTGCTTTATCCAGGATGTTTAAAACAAGCGCTGCTTCTTCTCTGTTTAGCTTGCAGTCACCGTCTATAAAATACCCATGCTTCTTCAGCTTCCTTCTCAGGGCGTCTATTCTCTCCCTCTGTGTCAACATTTCTCATATCCTCTTGCTTAGCAGATAGTAAAAATATGCCTTCATTGTGCTAAATGTGTTTCTATGGCAAGGCATACCCTGTGCTATCAGATCGTCAATAGTTACATCCTTCTCGGTGACGTACTTTAATATCCATTCCCACATTTGAGGATTGGTTATCATTGCCGTTGTCCTGATTAAATCAATCTTGTGTTCCAGCTCTACCCTCTTTAGCGCTGTCTCCGCTGTAGCGTCATATCCCCCTGAAGACTGTACTCTGTCCTGGTCGTAGGTGATCGCCTTGGAAGTGTCCGGCAAGGTCTGAAGTTCTTTAAGCCAGATGGGATAGCACCTACAAAAAGTCACTACGTTGTCATATATCTGTGGCGGCAAGTAATATTTACTTCGCCTTGATGGCCTCTTATAGCTCATTTCTTCCCCCTCCAAGCCTTATCAACTCTCTCTATGTCGTTGCTTAGTGCCATTGTCAGCTCTCCGGCAAGATTTTCTAGGTTTGTCCCCTTATACTTGTCTGCTATCTTCCAGGTACCATCTATGTAGTCTTGCCATTCCTCGTCTGTCAGTGCCCTTCCAGGTGGAAAGTGCTGTACATAGAAGTCCTGAAGGTCCTTAAATATCTTAGCTACTTCTTCGTGTCTTTCTTTGATTGTCATACACCCTCCTTATGTGAATGGAAGCGCTGTGGGGTCTGCTGGCTCAAACTCAGGAACATACCATCCATAATCCTTGTTTGGATTGTCCC